TGCCAACGATGCCGCCATCACCGCAGCCGTGAGAGCGGCGGGGTTTACGGTGTACGATTTGGGGCAGGCAGGGCAGGGCGTGCCGGACAAACTGGTCACCGCCCCCGGCTTCGCTGCCTTCCTTGAAATCAAGACCCCGACGGGCAAACTGCGAAGGGGTCAGGAACGCTTCCAGATGGCGTTTGAGCCGCTAGGCCAATGGTATCTGGCCCGTGACCCTGCCGAGACTGTTGCGTGGCTTCAAACGCGGCTGACGACGACAAAGAAGCCTTGACCCATGAGTTGATGGTGCTGGAGGTGGTGGATGTGGAACCGCTCACAGAGCCGGGGGAGCCACCAGCGTGCAGGCTCTTGGATGAGATGGGCGTTCCTGCCGTCCGAAAGGGTCTTGCCAGCCGCCCCCGTGTGGACGGACAGGAAGCCGATACGCGGCATGATACGGGCAAGGTCATCCAACACCGCGTCGAGCCGGTCAGGTTCGATGTGTTCGAGGACATCAATGCAGGCCACAAGGTCGGCCTCTTGTGGGTCGCCGTATTCTGGGAAGGCTGGGTCATAGGGGTGGTAATCAAACTCCAGCCCTGCGCTTTGTAAAGCGGTCTGGAGGTGCTTCTTCCCAGCCCCGTAATCGGAAATTGACCGGACGGAGTTATCCACAGCCAATTTAGCCACAAGGGGCGCGAAGGCGAGGGAGGCCACCCCGTAGTTAGGATTTGTGTGCAGGGCGATTTGTTGGGCGCGGTAGGCTTCGGAGATGGTGTCCATACCCCAGTTTACCCCGGTAAAAAAAAGTTTGCTAAAGGTGTTGACAGGTAGGGCGGTATGCCCTAATCTACCCCCATGCCAGCACGGTGCTGGCTCCACAGACAGGAGATACAAGCATGAACAACATCAACAAACTCGAAGCCGAACTTGTTGCAGCGGACAAGGCCGAGGCTGCGGCATGGAACCACATGGACAAGTGCTGCAAGGTGGTCAAGGCCAACATCGCGGACGCTATCGACGCGCATGAGGCGGCTTATCAGCGGCTGCTCAAGGCGAAGGACGCTGTGGCTGCTGCCAAAAACACAAGTTCTTGGCAGTCTGTGCGGAACCTGCTGGCAACGCCGCGTTGCCCTGCGCCGTGACCGCCACCGCTTTCCGTGCCGCCCTCGCCCTTGCTGGACTGACGCAACGAGGTGCTGCGCGTGCGCTTGAAATCAACGAGCGTACCGTGCGCCGGTACTGCGCCGGATACCCTGTGCCGCGTGTCGTTTGGTTAGCGTTGGAGAGGCTTGCGCTCAAGCCGTGAGGGGTCTAGAGTCATGGTATCCTTCTGGGGGACGCTATGGCTGCTCACGAAAAAACCGCTGCGCTTTTTGTCGGAACCATGTTCCACAGCGCGACCATCACGCACCTTCAGCATCTTGCCACCAAGTCCTTCGCGCAGCACATGGCGCTTGCGGAATACTACGAGGCCATTCCCGGTCTTGTGGATAAATACGCAGAAGCCTATCAGGGTAGGTATTCAATCATCACGGGCTACGATGTCGAGTTCCACAAGAACTCTAACCCGAAGGCGTATGTGAAGTCGCTGCTGACCTTCCTCGACGAAATCAAAGGCTCACTCCCGAAAGACTCCGACCTTGTTAACCTGTTCGATGCCGTGGTTGATGCGGTGACGAGCCTCAAGTACAAACTCGAAAACTTGAGTTAACACATGGCAAAGCCTGCGCCATCACGGTATGCCGCCGCGCTCGACTATCTCCAGCGGGTGCGTGACCGTGCAACGCAATTTATAAACACGCCGGGAACCGCACGCCCTGACGAATACCAAGAGCGATTCGGAATGGCTGGCGATGCCGTGCCTTCTATCGCTCAAACAGGTCAAGCAGCGGCAGCGTTTGGGCGTGGCACTACCCGTTTACCATTTCGGATGCTTGGCACCCCGGTAGACCTTTCTGCGCTCGGCATGGCGGCTGCTGGCTATCCAACAGATACACCCGTCGGCGGTTCAGATTGGATGATTGACCAAGCCGCCCGAGCAGGACTTGCTTACCCGCGTACAGACAATGCGATGGAAGCGATTGGCGATGTTGCAGCCAGTTTTGTTAACCCAGTTGGCCCAGCAACACGCATCGGAACCACCATTGAAAGAGGCGCTGAATATGCAAAGTCAATCCCCGGATTTGAGTCACTTGGACGACCCGGAAGAAATCGCAGCGTGGCAGAAGCACAGGGAGCGGCTACGAGGGCAGCAGGTGGCAAACCTGCCCTCATTGGCACCCCTACAGAACCCCTCACCGTTGCCGGTCGCACCTATGTTTCCGGGCCTACTAAAAAAGCCGTAAAGGCTGCGGAAAATTACGCATCACGCCGGGGAACTTCTTACGCTCCCCCAAAAACTTTCAGAAAGGTAATTCCCGAACGAGCAACTAAAATTGCCGCCGCCTACGATGCAATGCCACACGCTCCGAACGACCCAAAGGTTAAGGCAGCATACGATGCGATGATTGACGAGACGCTTGACCAATGGAACGAGATTAAAAAATCTGGTCTAAAGGTCGAGTTCATTCGCCCCGATATGCAAGACCCGTATGCGAAAAGCCCTCGCGCCGCAATCATGGATGTGCGCGACAACAATCACTTGTGGGTGTTTCCTACGGAAAGCGGATTCGGAGGCAGCGAAAGCGCCCATGTAGATATCAGCGGCAACCCGCTGCTTCGCAAGACGGGCGAGGTTATCGACGGCGTGCCGGTTACCGCAAACGATATATTCCGCATCGTTCACGACTACTTCGGGCATATCAAATACGGGCATGGGTTCCGCGCAGACGGAGAGGAAAACGCTTGGAGGGCGCATTCGGCTATGTATAGCCCGTTGGCCCGTAGGGCGATGACCTCGGAAACACGCGGTCAGAACAGTTGGGTTAACTACGGCCCGTATGGTGAACAGAACCGCAAAGCAAGTGCTGCCGACACGCAATACGCCCCACAGAAAACGGGGTTATTGCCTGACTGGGTAATCGAAGAGGGATTGGCTGACGAGTTCTACCCAGAAACTCCGTTACGGCTGCCGCCCACCAAAATTGCAGCAGGGTTAACTCTGTATGGGCAAGGACAGCAAGAGCGTAAGTAACAGAAGTAAACTGTTTCATTGGATAAACAATCACGATATATTAACCACGGTATGCCAGCAGGTCGCCCCAAAGGAAGCCCTAACAAGTCAACCCAAGCAGCGAGGGAGGCCATCTCTCGTTTCGTAGACGGCAACGCAGACCGCTTGCAGGGCTGGCTCGACGAGATACACCAAGAGAAGGGCGCAGAGGCTGCGTTTAAGTGCTTCAGCGATTTGCTCGAATACCATGTGCCTAAACTCGCACGGCACGAGCACAGCGGCGTAGATGGCAAACCGCAGGAACTGAACATCCGTTGGGGCGAACCCAAGTAATGGCAAAGGGCGACCATCGGTATCGCCGGTCATTGTGGGATAGGTTCCACGATAAGGTCATGCCCGAGCCGAACACGGGCTGTTGGCTTTGGACGGGCGCAACGAAAGAACACGGATACGGGGTCATTGGCCTTGGTCGCCGCGATGAGGGAACCGCGAAAGCGCATCGAGTAGCATGGCGGCTTTACAAAGGTGATATTCCTCAAGGCGAGTGCATATTGCATCGTTGCGACCAGCCGTTTTGCGTTAACCCAAGCCATCTGTTCTGCGGAACGCTGTCGGACAATATGAAAGATTGCGTGCGGAAGGGCCGCAACTTTACGCCAAACAATCGTGGTCGCAATGCAAAATGGGCGCGGTTAACAGAAGATGCTGTGAAGGACATTCGTGCAAAAGCGTTGTCAGGCATTGAATATGCAAAAAAGTATGGCGTAAGCAAAAGCGCGATTTACGAAATTTGGCGCGGGAAAAATTGGGCATGGATGTAGTCCTGCCATACAACCCTCGAAAAGCGTTTTTGCCTTTTCATGATAGGAGCAAGCGGTGGGCGTGTTTAGTCGCCCACCGCCGCAGGTGCGGGTAAAACCGTTGCTGCAATCAATGACATTATCCGCGCCGCTATCATGTATCAGGGGCCAAATGGTCTATTTGCGTATGTTGCCCCTTACGCCAACCAAGCACGCCGCATCGCATGGGACTATTTTAAGTTTTATGCAAAACCCCTTATCGCAGATGCCAACGAACAGCAGATGACGCTGACATTGGTTAACGGGGTCAAAATCAGTTTGTTTGGGGCCGACAACGCTGATGGGCAAATCCGAGGCTTGGGACTATCGGGCGTGTACATGGACGAATTCGGCGACTTTAAGCCGAGCGTCTTTGGCAATGTCATCCGGCCTGCGCTCTCCGACAAACAAGGCTGGGCTGTGTTCGCCGGTACGCCGAAGGGCAAGAACCAGTTCTGGGACATTTACGAGACGGCACGGCGCATCCCTGACGAGTGGTTTGTCCTGCGCCTGCCTGCCAGCGACTCGGGCCTGCTGCCCCAGAGTGAACTCAACGCGGCAAAGGCGCAGTTGTCCGAAGACCAGTATCTCCAAGAGTACGAGTGCAGTTTCGAGGCGGCTATCCTCGGCGCGTTCTTCGGTACAGAGATGCGACAGGCAGAGCCGCGTATTAACGAGCGTGTAGTCTTTACGGAGGGGTATCCGGTACACACCGCATGGGACTTGGGCTACCGCGACGATACGGCTATCTGGTGGTATCAGGTCGTGGGCGGCGAGGTGCGCGTCATCGACTTCTACGCAGTCTCGGGTGCAGACATCCGCGCCATTGCAGAGGTGGTTGTAAACAAGGGTTATCAGTACGGCAAGCATCACCTGCCGCATGACGCACGCGCCAAGAGCCTACAGACGGGCCGCAGCATCGTAGAGCAGTTGGCTGACCACCTTGGCATTAACCATTTGTCTGTGGTGCCGAACATCGGCTTGCAGGACGGAATTCAAGCAATTCGTCAAATGTTGCCCCGAACTTGGTTTAATTCCGTAAAATGTAGCGATGGCATAGAGGCTTTACGCCAGTATCAGCGGGAGTATAGTGAAGACACGAGAGCGTTCAGGGCATCACCCCGACACGATTGGACATCACACCCTGCCGACGCTTTCCGTATGCTGGCAGTTGCGTGGAGGGCTGAACCGTCCGCGCAGAGGCCGTTAGAGAGCAAGACCTTGATTGTTGGGCCACAGAATGAGGTCACGCTAAACGACATGTGGCAGGTTCACGAGCGTAGCGTCTCAAGGAGGGCGCGAATATGAGTGGCGTAAGCAATCCATACCAGTATCCATACGAGACGGTCGCCGTTTCGCAGACCGCGCAGGTGCTTGGCACCAACGGCGCAGCAAACGACTACTTGCATCGCATCGTGGTGACTGTCTCGACCGCTGCATCGTCCACGGTCAGCATCATCGACGGCAGCACGACCATCCTCGCCATCCCGGCTAACACCCCGGTGGGCGTGTATAGCCTTGAACTCAACCTCAACGCGGCTACCGGCCCGTGGAAGGTTACGACGGGTGCAGGCGCTGCTGTGCTGGCGGTTGGACTGTTTAGCAAATGAACCGTAAGCCCGGACTCTACGCCAACATCCTAGCGAAGCAGGAGCGCATCAAGGCTGGCTCCGGCGAGAGGATGCGAAAGCCCGGAGAGGCTGGTGCGCCGACCGCAAAGGCGTTTCGCGAGTCTGCCAAGACCGCTAAACCAGAGAAAAAGGGTTACTGATGAGCGCAGCGTGGCAGCGTAAGGAAGGCAAGAACCCGAAGGGTGGCCTCAACGCCGCTGGTCGCGCATCGTACAAGCGTGAGACGGGCGGCACCCTCAAGCCTCCGGTAAAGGGCGGCGACAATCCTCGCCGCGCATCGTTCCTCGCACGCATGGGCAACATGGCTGGGCCGATGGAAAAAAACGGCAAGCCGACACGCCTTGCGCTTGCGCTGCGTGCTTGGGGTGCGTCGAGCAAGGAAGATGCGAAGGCAAAGGCTAGAGCCATCTCTGCGCGAAACAAGAAGGACTAACAGATGGACGAGCGCGTTAGCCAAGAACTTGAGAAGTACCTGCGGGTCATCGGCACCTACGAGAACGAGTTTGCCAAGTGGCAGGCGCGGGTAAAGAAACTCGTCAAGCGTTACCGCGACGACACCAGAGGTTCAGGCGGCAACGAAACCGCCAAATTCAACATTTTGTGGTCAAATGTCCAAACGCTCATCCCTGCCGTCTACGCCAAACTGCCGAAGGCTGATGTAAGCAGACGCTTCGGCGATAACGACCCCGTTGGGCGTGTCGCTGCGCGGCTGGTCGAACGCGCCATCGACTTTGAGATTGAGCATTACCCCGATTTCCGCTCGACCATGAAATACGATGTCGAGGACAGGTTCCTCGGCGGTCGCGGCACAGCATGGGTGCGGTACGAGCCTCATGTCGCCCCCATTGGCGTAGAGGATGATGGCGTATCCATCACCTCTGCCATCGAACAGGGCGAGGGCGCACCGCCGCCGCTTGAAGAGATTGAGTACGAACGCGCCCCGGTCGATTATGTCCATTGGAAGGACTTTGGACACTCACAGGGCCGCACTTGGGAAGAGGTGGGGCAGGTATGGCGCTGGGTCTACATGACCCGTGAGGCGCTTGTAGAGCGTTTTGGCGAGGAAATGGCGCGTCAGATACCGACCGACCAAGGCCCGGAGACGCTCAACGCCTACCGCGACAGCAAGCGTCAGTACAACCTCGCCAAAATCTGCGAACTCTGGGACAAGGAGACGCTGAAGGTTTATTGGTTGTCAAAGGGTATGTCGCACTTCATTGATGTGCGTGACGACCCGCTCAACTTTGAGGGGTTCTTCCCCTGTCCGAAGCCGCTCTACGCCACGACGACCTCGGACAACCTTGTGCCTGTCCCCGACTTCGTGCTGTACCAAGACCAAGCGATGGAGTTGGACATCCTCTCCGACCGCATTGATGGTCTGGTCAAGGCGCTGCGTGTGCGCGGCGTGTACGATGCCAGCCAACCGGCGTTGCAGCGTTTGATGACCGAGGGCGACAACAATGCCCTCATCCCGGTCGACAAATGGGCGGCGTTTAGCGAGAAGGGCGGCTTGAAGGGCAGCGTTGACCTGCTGCCGCTCGACACCATCGCGCAGGCGCTCATCCAATGCTATCAGGCACGCGCTGACATCAAGGGTCAGATATACGAAATCACGGGCATCAGCGACATCATCCGTGGTCAATCTGCGGCCTCGGAGACGGCGACGGCGCAGCAAATCAAGGGTCAGTACGCTGGCCTGCGTCTGCGGTCGATGCAGGAAGATGTGGCGCTCTTTGCAACCGAGGTCATCAGGCTCAAGGCGCAGGTGATGTGTATGCGGTACCAGCCGCAGACCATCCTCGCCTACTCTGCCGCAGAGCAGATGTCGGACGCTGACAAGGCGCTCATCCCGCAGGCGTTGCAACTCATCCGCGACAAGCCGCTGCGTAACTTCCGCATCGACATTGCCGCTGACAGCCTTGTGCAGATTGATGAGGTGCAAGAGAAGCAGGACAGGCTCCAGTTTATGCAAGCCTTCGGCGGTTTCTTGCAGCAGGCGCTGCCGGTTGGTCAAGCCTCGCCGGAACTTGTCCCGGTGATGATGGACTTGCTCAAGTACGGCGTGCAGGCGTTCAAGGCGGCGCGTCCGCTTGAGGGTACGATTGACGCTGCAACGGAGCAGTTGAAGCAGATTGCCGCGCAGCCCCGTGAGAACCCCGCCGCGCAACAGGCGCAGATAGAGGCACAGGCTGAACAGGCCAAGTCGCAGATGCTCATGCAGATTGAGCAGGCCAAGTTGCAGCAATCGGCGCAGGTTGAGGCGCTCAAGGCGCAGAATGACCAGCAACTAGAGCAGATGAAACAGCAGTTTGAGGCGCAACTTGCACAGCAGAAAATTGCCGCAGAGCAGCAGATGGCGAAGTACAAAGCCGACTTGGACGCTGCCACAAAGGTCATGGTCGCCCGTATCTCGGCTAACCCCGGCCTTGACATCCCCGCTTTGGAGCAGCAGCAAGCCGTCACCGAGCGCGTCATGCAAGATTTGGGCGGCGAGGTAAGGCAGGCGATGCAGAACCTCGTGGCGCTTTACTCGCAGATGGCATCGTCCAACGACGAGAACATGAAGGGCGTGCGTACTGCCCTTGCCACGCTGACTGCCCCGAAACGCATCGTGCGCGGCCCTGACGGGCGTGCGGTGGGCGTGGAGGCGGTACAGCAAGCCCTTGAACTGGAGCCGCGACTGCAATGATTACGACGACCAAGGGGATGATGGACGAAGCCCTACTAGATAAGCGCGAGGGCGAGGTCGATAACGACCACGAACATACCCGTTGGGTGGAATATTGGCATGAGGGCGAGTTGGTGCATCGGTCTGTCCATGTCCACCTTAAGGAAGCCCCGGCCCTCTTTGGCGAACTGGAGAAATTCTGATGGCTAACACGCAGGCAATGTGTACCTCGTTCAAGGTTGAAATCCTCGGCGGCGTACACGCCATCGGCACCCCGCCTACCCGTGGCTCGACCGCGAAGGACACCTTCAAGGCTGCGCTTTACCTTGCCAGCGCAACGGTTAACGCTGCCACGACCGCCTATAACGCCTCTGGAGAGGTGTCGGGCGCGGGGTATAGTCCGGGTGGCATCACCGTTTCCAACGCCACAGCGCCCACCTCAACGGGAACCACGGCGTATTGGACACCCTCTGCCTCGCTGACCTATACCGGGGTGACCCTGACCACGGCGTTTGACGCTGTGTTGATGTACAACAGCACGCAGGCCGACAAGGCGGTAGCGGTCTACACCTTCGGGTCGCAGACGGTAACGGCGGGTAACTTTATCCTGACCATGCCGACCAACGATGCGTCAACCGCGCTTCTGCGGATTGCGTGATGAGTCGTGGCAAAAGGGCCGTGGAACACAGGTACATGGGATGACGCGCAATGGGACAGCCTCCCGGTCACCAGCGTCACCGGAACAGGCGGCGTCGGTAGCCTCGGCACCCAGCAAAGCGTCACGCTCACGGGCAACGCTGCAACGGGTGCGACGGGAAGCGTCGGAGCAAGCCTTGAGACGGGCCTTACGGGTGTCAGCGCCGTTGGAGTCGTTGGAGATGAAACCGATTCGGTCGAGGTTGCCCTTTCCGGTGTGGGAGCATCTGGTCAAACAGGTGTTGTTAACCTTCAAGGAGAGGTTGCACTTGCCGGTGTGGAAGCGACCGGAGCAACCGGCACCCTCACCGCCTCCGTCCAACCCATCATCGTCATCGGCGATTCCCACGAAGGCGATAAAAAGCGCAAAAAGCATTGGGAAGAAGAGCAAGAAAAACGCGAGAAGCGCAAGCAAGAGTTAATCTCGGTTTACGAACAACTGCTTGAGGCACGCCCAGAGATTGCCGAAACGATTGTAGAGCCGCATATAACTGTTAACATCGCACAACCAACAATTAACTGGGACTCCCTGTTAACTGACATTGATAGGGTTGAGCGATTGATGCGAGAGCATCAGGAAATGGACGACGAAGAAGTATTGTTGCTGCTATGAAACGAACTTATGTAATGGTTGATGGTGAGTTTGTCGAGCGCAAGCGTGACGCAAGCGGTCGGCATCACTACATCATGCCGGACATNGCGCCGTACAAGTCGATGATTGACGGGCGCATGATTACCTCCCGTTCGCAGCATCGTCTGCACCTCAAGGCTCACGGCTGCGTCGAGGTNGGCAACGAAGACCCGACAAAGTTCGTCAGCAAGCAAAAACCCAAGAACAATCGAGTGGATGTGCTGCGTCACCAGTTGTCNAGCATGACCCACTCGGATGCCAACAAGTTGTTGTCGCGGTTGCGCGATGAAATCCGATTTACCCACGACCCCCACAGGAGACGGTAATGGAACAAGCCCCACAGGCAGAAACGCTCGACCGCAAGGAGTTGCTCGAACAGCAGTTTGAGCAGAGCGAGGAAACCCCTTCACAGGGGCGGGACGAGCAAGGCCGCTTTGCGGAGGTTAAAGAGCAACCCGCAGAAGCCGCCGAAGAACCCCTGTGGCGCAAGCCGCCTGCCTCGTGGAAGAAGGAATATCACGAGCATTGGGCAAAGGCTGACCCCAAGATTCAAGAATACGCTTGGCAACGCGAAGAGCAGATGAAGCGCGGCGTAGAGCCGTTGCTTTCCAAGGCGCAGTTTGCCGATGCGATGAATCAGGCGCTAGAGCCGTACCTGCCGACCATTCAGGGGCTGGGTCTGAAGCCGGAGCAGGCGGTTGCCGCTCTCGCGCAGGCCGATTACACGCTGCGTAATAGCCCCCCGGCGCAAAAGATGCAGTACCTGACGCAATTGGCTGCGTCTTACGGCATCAACCTTAACCAAGTCATGCAGGGTGGTCAGCAGACCGCCCAACCCTCCATCGACCCGATGGTGTATCAGTTGCAAAACGAACTGAACACCGTCCGTGGCGAGGTCATGGGGTGGAAGCAACAGCAGGAGATGGCTGAAAACCAGACCCTGCTAAACGAAATCAACANTTTCTCGATGACGGCTGAACACTTTGANGAAGCGCGTCCNACGATGATTCAGTTGCTCCAGTCTGGGGTGGCTGAAACGCTGGACGATGCTTACGAAAAGGCAATTNGGCTTGATTCGGATTTGTTTGACAAAGTGCAATCGGCCCGACAGGCAGAGGTTTCACAGCGTCAGGCAACAGAGAAGAACCGTGCGGTGAAAATTGCACGGGCTGCTGCGGTTAGCGTCAGAGGTTCCACACCCGGAACTAACACGGCTCCCAAGGCGCATAGTCGCCGCGCAATGTTGGAAGAAGCGTTTGAAGAATCCAACTCGCGGTTGTAACCAACTGATATAGGAGCATTGAAATGGCTTATGCCAATTCCAGTATCAGCGA